TCTGAAGCTGGAAGTTGTTTTGTAAACAGAGACTTCCTATCACAAAGACTTGAGCCATTAGAGATACAAGCATTACTTACACTTTACACTTCTGGTTCTATTACACAGAAAACACTTCTTGATCAACTTACTGAGGGCGAGGTGCTAGGAGATGAGTTTGATGTTGAAGAAGAAATAGAAGCAACGCAAACTGGTGGCATGGTTGAAATGGCACAGCCAAAAAAACAAGCAGAACCAGATGAACCAGAACAAGATGAAGAGTAATTTATGTCAACACCCGAAACTTTTTACAGAGAGGCGATTGACTTAAACCGCTACAGCAACCAAGTTGCTAGACAAATTGTTACGAATTACAACAATGTAATTTTAGATTTAACAAATAAATTGGCCACCATAGATGAAGTTACAGCACCAGCTACTGTTGCAAGAATCAGAGCTATGTTGGTACAGATGAAAGAAAGTCTTGAAGGCTGGTCAAATGCAAGTGCAGTTTATTTAGCAGATGAACTACAAGGTCTTGCTGTATTTCAAACAGAATTTGTAAAAGATCAACTTGAAAGGGTATTACCAAAAGGTACTGTTGGAGTTAACTCTGTACAAATATCGCCAGACTTTGCTCGTAGTATTGTTTTTACTGACCCGACAGAAGTAAATATATTAACATTACCGACTGATTTAGAATCTACTGTCCAAAGAACATTTAACCTTACTGCAGCAAAAGGTTCAGCAATAACTTTACCAAGTGGCCAAGTAGCAGAAAAAGCTTTTCGTGGCATATCTACAAAGCAAGCAGAATTAATTTCTAGTCAGATTCGTATTGGTATTACAGAAGGCGAATCTATACCAAAGATCGCAAAAAGACTAAGAGGCAGATTACAGTTTGGCGCAAACCAAGACATGACAGCCAAAGCACAAAGACTTGCTGGTGGCGATGGCATGAAGTTAGCAAACAATCAAGTAATGACTATTGTACGAACTTCTGTAAATCAAGTACAAAATTCTGTTAATCAAGAAACATATGCAGCAAACCAAGAGGTCACGCAAAGGTATGAATATGTCGCAACTTTAGATGCAAGAACAAGTACAATCTGTGGAAGTTTAGATGGCAGAATTTTTAAATATGGAGAAGGTCCAATGCCACCACAACATTTTAACTGTAGGTCAACTACTGTTCCGATAATAGATGACGAAGATTTGCGAAAAAGATTTCCTGATACTCGCCCAAGTGCTACTGGTAGAGTGCCACAAGGTATGAATTATGCAACTTGGTTAAAAGATAATCCATCAGTACAAACAGACGCACTTGGTAATAAAAAAAAGTTTTTTAATTACTTGATTGATAAAAAAAGAAAAAGTCCAAGAGAGGCTTTGCGCTTGATAATAAAAGATGACGGAACAGAGCTACCATTAAAAGAGTTAATAAAAAAATATCCAAATGCCACTTAAAAAAGGGAGACAACCAAAGACAATTACAGGCAATATAAGGCAACTTATACAAGAAGGTTATTCAAGAACCCAAGCTGTTGCTATTGCTTTGTCAAAAGCTGGTAAGAAAAAGAAAAAAACAAGACGGAAAACAAAATAAAAGATATGATATTAATAGTTGCTTTGTAAATTATGCCCGGACATTATGGTTCAATGAAACCTACAACTAAAAAGAAAAAGAAGAAAGGTGGTAAAAAATAATGGGAAAGTCATTAGCAGAAAGATTGTCTGAAGCAAAAACAGCAAAGCAGACTCCAAAACCAAAGAAAGATGCGAAAGCTAAGAAGGCAGCCTAAAGACAAAAAAACTGGCATCAATAAAGTTTATTTGGCTGGCTCAAGAAACCCTGCTGCCAAAGCTGCAGAGATTAAAAGAACAGCAAAGCTTTATAAATCAGGTGCTTATATTGATATTAAAGCTGTACAAAAATCCAGAGTTGCTCAAGATGTCACAAAAAAGCAGAAGAAAACCACTAAGCGCCGCAACAAAAAATAGTCTTAAGAAAAAGGCTGAAGGCACTAAGTTTAAATATGGTGAACTTGCAGAAGTTTACAGAAAAGGTCAAGGTGCATATCTTTCTGGCGGTTCTCGTAATGTACCAATGGCTGCATGGGCGATGGGTCGGGTAAATAGTTACATGAGAGGAGATAAAGCAAGAACAGTTGACATGGCCATATATAAAAAATATAGAAAAAGATGAGTGACCCTAGAATAAAAAAATTTGGTCTTGCTGGTTTTAATAAACCTAAAAGAACACCGA